AGTGGTTCAATGAGAAAAAAATATGATAGAGTAAACTTAAAAAAAGATGCCGCAAAACTGTTGGGTTTAAAAAATGCAGCCTGTGGTATTATATTAGAGGCTCAAAGTGATGAGACATTTGCAATCAAGGCATTTGAAAGCCCTAAAGTATCACGAAAAAAAGCAGTACAAAATCGTGTCCCTACAAAAAAAGATGTAGAGAAATTGATGAAAACAATGCAACCTAATATGCATCTGATGCATCTACAAAGGGGGTTAATCTATTTGTTGTTAAAACATATGGATGTTATATATGAGGCTGCAGATAAAGCTGTAGTGGAAAATTTTAGAGAAATTGAAGAAATGCTGAATACTCCTAAAAATAAAAAGGTAAAAGAAAAAAATAAAAATATAATATATGTTAATTTTGATAAGGACACAATACATTGACCACGCATTTAGTTATACCTGATGCTCATTGCATACCTAGTATTTCAAATGAAAGATTCATTTGGTTGGGGAAACTTGTAGCTGACATACAGCCAGATATTCTTATTGATATTGGGGATTGGTGTGATATGGAAAGTTTGTGTTTTTATGATAAGGGTAAGATTCAGTTTGAAGGTAGGAGATACCAAAAAGATGTTACATGTGCACTTGATGCAAAGGAAAAATTTGAAAATGAGATTGCTAAAGTAAGCAAATATAAGCCCACAAAAATTGCTATTATGGGGAACCACGAACAAAGAATAGAAAGAGTTGCAGAAGAAACACCGGAATTAAAAGGTGTTCTTGATGTAGAAGATTTGGGATATTTGAAATATGGATGGAAATTGATACCCTACTTGACACCATATAACATAGATGGTATTCTATATGCACACTACTTTTCTACAGGTATTATGGGAAAAGCAATGTCAGGTGAAAATGTAGGTGCCCGTTTAATTAAAAGCACATTTCAAAGTTGCACAATGGGTCACAGTCATAGACTCGATATTGCTACACGAACTAGAAAAGATGGAACAAGATTATGGGGATTGGTATGTGGATGTTTTTTTGAACATTATTTGAAATATGCACAGACTGATAATAATGCTTGGTGGAGGGGGGTAATTTTAAAACGAGATGTTAAAAAAGGAAATTATAATCCTACTTTTATAAGTCTCGATGTTATTAAAAAGAGGTATAAATGAAAAAAGATAAAAAAGACGGGAAATTTGATCCTATAAATAAACCAAAACACTACAATCAAGGTGGTGTTGAGGTATATGATTTTATAAAAAGTAATAAGTTTGGCTACGCACAGGGTAATGTAGTAAAATATGTCAGTCGCTATAGATACAAGGGGACACCCATACAAGACCTGTTAAAAGCTAGGTGGTATCTCAATAAATTAATTGAAGAAACTACACTTGAATTAGCTAACTTGAAAAAAGCTAGAGATGCAGAAGCAGAAGGTAAAAAGAAAAAAGATAAGAAATAATGGAAAATATATGTTATCGAAAACTATCCATAATACAGACAATTAGGATAGAGGAAAGACGAGTTCGTGTTCATGTCTGTTTTGATATACACCCTGTAAAATGGATGAAAAAAGAACCGAACTGTATACTTAGAATAAAAATTCATTCAGGAGGCAAGGCAACACATTCAGATCATATGTACGAAGATGAGTCAAATTTATTAACTTCAACTCTCAAGTACTCAAATGATCACATAAAGACCTTAAAGGACTTATATAAGGAAGTTCCTAGAAATAGGAGGAATGGCAAACCAATAACTATATTGGGTGCTATTTGTAAACTTTTAATAAATGATTATTTTTTAGAGAAACCATATGTACAACAAGCACGAAGCG